TGTCTGGACCCCGCACCCCCGTCGACACATCTGGGCAGATTCGCCCGTACACGCTGCGATGCCCATGCTGTGGGAGATCGAGCGCCTCACCCGATACGTCTTTGCCCAGATCGACTCACGACTGGTGTCTGCCGGACTTCTGCCGATTCCAAAGGAAGCCTCGTTTGTAGATGACGACGAGGAGCTGACCGGTGCCGAGGGTCTGACCGCTCACCTGTCCCGGGTCGGTGCGCTGTCACTGAAGGGTGAAGGCACCGCTGCTGGCGTCGTTCCCACTGTGGTGGAGATGCCGATGGAGGCGCTCGGGAAGATCCAGTTGGTGCAGTTCAATTCCGAACTGTCCCAGCAGGCCCGGGAACTGCGTCAGGAAGCGATCGCCCGGTTCGCTACTGCGATGGACTTTCCTCCCGAGGTGCTGGGTGGCACCGGACAGACCAATCACTGGTCCGCGTGGCACATCGAAGAGTCAGCGGTAAAGATCCACATCGAGCCACTGATGACCCGGATCTGTGACGCCCTGACCACGGCCTACCTGCAGCCTGCACTGAAGCACCTGAAGGAAGACCCGGATCGGTTCATCTTCTGGTACGACACGGCACCGCTCACCGTCCGCCCCGAGCGGCTGAAGGACACCCTGAACATGTACGAGAAGGGACTGGTCTCCAGGGAGACGGTCCTGATCGAGGGTGACTACAAACTGACCGACGCACCGGACGACAAGGAAGACCTGATGCGGTTCACCCGCGAGGTCATCTTGCGGGACCCGAACCTGCTCCAGTCTCCAGCGTTGCGGAAAGTAGCCGGATACACAGAAGACGTGCTTCCTGCAGATGCTGTCGTAGCTCCGCCGCAGCAGCCGGGGGCTCCAGGTGCAGGTCCCCCGCCACCACCAGCCCCACCAACTGGAATCCAGCCGACTGGGCCAGCTCCTCTACCGCAAGGATCGACTGCAGAAGGAGCGCCAACTCCCGTTGAAGGTCCAGCGGTAGTGGCTGGGGCCACGGGACAAGGTGTGCAGGTTCCGTCATCAGTTACCACCTTCGTCGTAGCTAATGCTGTCGCACTTCGGGCACTGGAAGTCGCGGGCAAGCGCCTGCTCACGCGTGACCGTCGTAACGCGGTTACAGGAACACCTCCAGAAGAACTGCACACCCGTATCCGTGTCGAAGGTCCAGAACACGTAGGGAAGTTGCTGGCTGGCGCTTGGGACCATCTGACTGTCCTTGCCTTCCATCTGGGCATGGAGGCCACCGACGTGATGGCCCTTCGGAATACTCTCGATGGATATTGTACCCAACGACTTCTGCAGGGCAAGTCACACGACGCGGTAGCGCTCCGAGACGAGATGCAGGAGCGGGGGCTCCTCGATGTCCCGGTCGAGTGACGAACAGGGACTGTTGTCCATCGTCACTTCATCCTTGAAGTCCTGGCTGTCCCGTACCCGAGACGCAGTCATGCGTCCCTGGCGCAGTTACAAGATCGCTCCAGATCCCAGCGGCGTGTACACCGTGCCCTGGGACCCTGAGGCGGAGACCATCCTCTCCGAAATCGGGAAGATCTCCTTTCGTGCCTGGTCTCAGGCCACCGATGTGCCAGTGGTGTCCAGGCACGCGTTCGTTGTGAGCCAACTTGCCCAGACAAGGAACTTCCTGGTCCGGATTCCCGAAGAGGCTTACAACCTGGTCTTCGCCGCCGCCTTGGATGCGGTCAACGGTGGCGGAGACCAAGCCGCCATAGCTGAGGCTGTGCAACGGGTTCTGGACTGGACCGGGTCCGAGTACTGGCCCAATCGGGCCCATGTGATCGCTATGACTGAGACCACCCGGGCCTACGGTGCCGGGACCCTGGCGGCCGGCATGGAACAGTCCCGGGTTACCGGAAAGCTGCTCGCCAAGACCTGGAAGACGGAAGAGGATCAGCGTGTCCGAGTCACCCACCGCCGGGTCAACGACATGACGATTCCGTTGACTGCCATGTTTCCGGTCGGTGCTGACCTGATGCTTTACCCCTGCGACCCTCTAGCATCAGTAGACGAAGTAGCAGGTTGCCGCTGCGATCTGGTCATAGTGGACGGTATCGGATGAGATACCTTTCGCTTCTTTCGTTGATAATAATCACGATATCTGGCACGTTCCTTCTCAAGGTTCCGGGCCCGATAAGCAGCGCCCGATTTACGCTTAGACTCTCTGCTGCAAAGAAGGCATTCCCTTTGACCTCGATTATCTGTCTTAACATTTTTAGGATCAGTTATATCGTGAAGGCCCGATTTACAGGTAGTCCTATTGGCGTAGAGAACCTTTCCCCTGATGAGATTTACGTACGGAGAAACGGGCTCCAAGTGATCTGGGTTAACACACGAAGGAACCTTGCAAAGATGATCGAGGCATTGTCCAGCAGGAATAGATCTTCCAGATCTCAGGAAAAAGGCTCGATGGGCAAGTGTGGTGCCGTAGTGAACTGCGGAGATCTTGCCGTATCCCTTGGGGTTGACGGGTCCCGTCCAGAGCCAGCAGCCTCTATCATCAACTTCGTACCTGGTCCAGTTGGACCAACCTTTCCCACGCATGGGTTCCAGGTTACCTTATGGGGGGCGGTTTGAGATGTCTGATCCGAATCCCGCAAGAGGTATGCCGGCACAGCTGCAGCGTTATTGGTTGCTCGGCAAAGGAGCCGCCAAGATCCGGTGGAATACGCCGGGTGATTTCAAACGGTGCGTGCGAGCACTGGCCTCCAAGTTCCCGAAGAACCCCGAAGGCCTGTGCAACATTCTGCACACCAAGGCCACCGGAGGTCCGCCGGGACACGGGTCCGCTGAGCAGGCCCTGACTGCAGCTTCCAGGGCCCTGTTCAGCATGCAGGAACTCGGCCCCATGTGGGTGGGACCGTTGGCACCGATCAACCGGCCGACCGGTGAACCGCATCAGCAGCGACTGTTCGAGCCCGGAGCTTTGGATGCCAGATCACTGCCCCTGCCGCTGGCGTTCCGGAAAGTGTCAACCCCGCAGGGGCACGCCGGTTCCGTCACTGTGGGCCGGATCCTCGGCACCACCATCGGTCCCGACCATGAGGGCCGGGACTTTGCCTGGGGCTGGGGTGACTGGATGTCAGAAGACATCGTCCCCGAGGTCAAAGAAGCTCGCTACTTGAACTCTCAAGGAGTTCTTGGTCCATCACTGGACCCCGGTGGTCCGGTGATCGGCACGATGAACCCGGACACCGGTGTCGTTCACTTCTCCCGGTACACGATGGGTGGCGCGACGCTGGTCGCTATCCCGGCATTCACGGACCTCAGACTGTTTGACGTCAACGATGCCGGTGACTGGGACGACGATGAGGACATGCTCGATCCTGGCTTCGACGGCGACCCGGACTACGACCCGAGTGACTGTGGCTGCGGGAGCTACACCACGGAGCCGGAACTGTTCGAGTTCGCAGTGACCCCGCACGGCTGGAAGGGTATGCCACTGGCACCCCGGGAAGCCGTCTTCGACAACGACGATGCGGTACGCCGGATTACCGCCTGGGCTTCTGGTGGCGGTCAACCGGACCCGAAACTGATGGGAAAGATGTTCATGTGGAGGGATGCCCGGCTACCCCCCACCGATCCCACCGCGTACCGGCTGCCGTACGGGGACATCGTTTCTGGCCGGCCAACGATGGTTTACCACGCCATTTACGCGGCTGCGGCACTTCTCTCCGGTGCCCACGGTGGCCTACCGAACATTCCGGACGAGGAAAAGAACCAGCTTCGGGGAGTCATCTCCGAGATCTACCCCGAAATGGCCAAGGCCTTCGGGGACCAGAACATCCGTGCCCCATGGGACCGTCCAGCAAATGTGACAGCTAGAGAACAAGGAGGAGACTTCGCCATGACCGAAGGGAATGGGTACCCCGTGTACCCGCCGAAAGCTTGGTTCGACAAGCCGAACCTGGAGAAGTTGACTCCGCTGACGATTGACGCGGACGGTCGCGTGTATGGACACCTGGCCGCCTGGGACACCTGTCATCGGGACGTGAGTCAGAACTCTTGCATGCTGGCACCGAGGACGCAGAAGGACTATGAACCTTTCCACCTTGGCACCGTGTTCACTGCTGAGGGGGACTCGATCCGTGTCGGAAAGATCGTCATGGATACACGGCACGCAAGCATCAACCTTAATTACCGTGCCGCTGCGATCCACTACGACGACACCGGTGACGAAGTTGCTGTCGTTCGTGCCTACGAGGACCAGTTCGGACCAGTGCTGGCTGGTGCAGTAGTACCCGAAGCGGATGAGCGCAAGGTGGCCAAACTACGTCGCAGTCCCCTGTCGGGGGACTGGCGGGCGGTGGACGGAAACCTGGAACTTACCGCTGCTCTAGCCGTCAACGTCCCGGCGTTCCCCGTGTTCAGCATGGACGGGGATGAGCGTCTCGCACTCGTTGCCGCCGGTACTGTGATCATCGATCCCGACGATGTCGAGTTCGAAAGCCTGGAAGAGGAGTTCTCCGTGAAAGACGACGAGGCGCAGGAAGACCGGGCGTGGGAGCTGCGCCAGATCGACGAAGACCACGACAACTGGAACCAGTGGAACCGGGCCCGGCAGCTGTACCAGTTCGCTGTCGACACCGGGCAGCCGCTACCCGCCGACCCTGGTGGTGACCCGATCTACGGGGACCAGGCGATCGCGGCACGGCAGGCTGACGCGCAGTTCCAGGTCATGGAGGACACGGGAGCAGGGACCGAGAAGACTCCCGTAGCGGCCTAGCCGCAGTACTCCTATATCTGGAGTCCCTGGGACCTGAAACCGCAGAACGAAGGTGAACGATGGGGGTCGGAGACTCCTGGGGGACACAGGAACAGCTTCTCCACCCCCGTGACAGTCACGGCCGCTTCCGCAACACGTGGAAGATGGCCGCTGGTGTCGTGGAGAAGTTGCTCGCGACCCTGTCGTCGTTCAATCCTAAGACGTTCGCCAGCGACCAGGAAGCCGGCAACTACGTTTACGGCCTGTCCCGCAGTAACCGTCACCTGACCAACCGGGGACCGGCGATTGACCGGTTTCTGAAGGGCTACAGCAAGGTCAATGCGGATCTGCGTGCCGGGAAACCGAACGGGGATGCCGCCACCATCGACAAGGGAATGTCCCCGCTCCCCGATGACCTGATTCTGTCCCGGGTGGTTGGCCCGGAAGCGTTCGGTCTCACGCCACAGAACGTGGGCCAGGTCGAGGAGCTGACCGGGAAGCTGATCTCGGACAAGGGCTTTTCCTCCACCAACATCGGTACCCCGATGCCTCACGGTGCTGGGCAGATCACCATGTCCATCGCCACCCCGAAGGGCACCAAGGCACTCGTTCCGTCCACCGGAACACCGACCCGGGAAGTCATCCTCGGCCGGGATCAGCCGCTACGGATCACCAAGGTGGATTCCGACGGACAAGGAGGCTTCTATGTCTATGCGGTGGCGTCCGGTGACAGTGAAAGTAAAAAGCCTGTCGACATCGGAAAGGCAATCCCGGGGGACGGTGTACAGGAGCAGGGGCCCGAAGTCACCCCGACTCCGGAGGTGGGCGCTGGGCCTACTGGCCCTGTCCCTGGAGGGGGCCCGGGCCGTCCGCCCGGCCCTGGACCCGGAGAGCGTAACGACGGGCACGTCGGGGTCGTCGGACAGGGTAAGCCGGGTGGCGAAGGGGAAGTAACCGGTGAGGTTGTTCCTGATCTTCCGCCGGGACCGGAGGAGGGAACTGACTCC